TAAATGGCCAACACAATCCGCTTAAAGAAACGGGCTGCGTCTGGCTCAGCTGGAAGCCCAACAACACTCGCCCCGAGTGAAGTTGCCTTCAACGAGGCAGACAAAAAGCTGTATTACGGCTTTGGCGATGACGGTGATGGCACCAGTTCATCAATTATCACGATTGGTGGTGAGGGTGCGTTTTCCACGCTGACGACCAATCAAACGATCAGCGGCAATAAGACGTTTACTGGAACGTGTGATTTCAGCGGTGCAACGCTGTCTGGCAACACTACTTTCAGCAACAACCTGACGGTTACAGGGTCGCTCACAGTTAATGGTACGACCACGACTGTGAATTCGACCACCATCACGGTGGACGACAAGAACCTTGAATTAGGCTCTGTAGCTTCTCCTGACGACACTACTGCGGATGGCGGTGGTATCACCCTTAAGGGAGCTTCCGATCACACGATTGTTTGGACTAACAGCACCGACAGCTGGGATTTTTCTGAACACGTCAACGCTGCCTCTGGCAAAGAGTTCAAGATCAATGGCACTAGCGTTCTTAGCAGTAGCACTCTTGGCTCTGGTGTTACTGGCTCCAGCCTTACTTCTGTTGGCACGCTGACCTCTGGAACGTGGTCTGCATCAACCATTGGGACCAGCAAAGGCGGTACAGGTCAGACCACCTACAGCAACGGTCAACTGTTGATCGGTAATTCCAGTGGTTCGTTGTCCAAAGCAACGATTACAGCTGGCAGCAATATCACTGTTACTAACAGCTCAGGTGGCATCACGATTGCTGCTGCAGCTGGAACGCCAACGGCTGGTGACGGTATTGATGTAAGCGGTTCTGAAGTCAGCGTCGATCTCAAGGCCAATGGCGGTCTTGTTATTGAGTCAACTGAGCTTGCAGTTGATCTCGCTGCATCCAGCATCACCGGAACCCTTGCAGTTTCTGATGGTGGTACGGGTGCAACGTCTGCATCAGCAGCACGAACTGCATTAGGCGTTGCGATCGGCAGTGATGTTCAGGCATACGATGCCGATCTTGATAATTTGTCTGGTTGTCAGTCAGGCGCTTCAGCTGCTCTGGCTTTGCTGACTTCTACTGAAGTTGCAATTCTCGATGGAGCGACGGTTACCACTGCCGAGCTGAACATTGTTGATGGTGGAACGTCAGCAACATCAACCACGCTTGCCGCAGCTGATCGCATGGTCGTCAACGACAATGGAACGATGGTTCAAGTTGCATTAAGTGACCTTGTGACCTTCCTTGAAAACGGAACTGCGAGTAGCTTTGAGCTTGATGGCGGTTCGTTCTAGAGCTGATGGCAAACACAATCAAGCAGAAGCGTGGCACCTCTGATCCTGGTGCCTCTGATCTTGTTGTAGGCGAACTCGCCATTAATACCACTGACGGTGGTGTCTTCACCAAAACTGATGGTGGAACGGTTGTTGAGGTAGGCGGTAGCGGCGGCGCATCTGCTATTGATGATTTGTCTGATGCTGTTACCTACGACAGTGGCTTGAGCATCGGCTTAGGGACTGGTGCGTTAGCCAGTGATGATGGCACTGATAACAACAACACAGCGGTTGGTTATCAATCTTTAAATGCAACAACTTCGGGTGCAGGAAACGTTGGCGTCGGCTATCAAGCTTTAAAGGCAAATACTACTGGAATTGCAAATGTTGCAGTAGGAAATCAAGCATTAACAGCAAATACTACCGGCAATCGAAATGTTGCCTTGGGTGATGGCGCTTTAGCTGCTTGCACCACAGGTGGTCTGAACTTTGCGGTTGGCGAGGCTGCCGGACAAAGCCTTACAACGGGCACCGGCAACTTTTTCATGGGAAGACTTGCGGGTCGAAACATTACTGCTTCAAGTAATAATGTGTGCATTGGTTCGCAGGCCGGCGATGGAATTAGCGGCTCTTTTTCTAACTACAACGTTGCCATTGGATCTGATGCGCTTTCAGCTTCGTTGACAACAAGCAACAGCACAGCAGTTGGGGGCAGTGCGCTTGTTAACAGCACAGGCGAAAAGAATACTGGTATTGGTCAAAATGCAGGAAATACAACAACGTCTGGAGAGAACGTCACCTGCATCGGCTATGACGCTGAAGCTAGTTCAGCTACAGCTTCTAACGAGATTACCTTTGGTGATGCCAACGTCACCAGTCTTCGGATTCCTGGACTGCAGTCTGGCGCGTCTGATGGCCAGGTTCTTACTTACAGCTCTAGTAACGGAAACATCACGTTGGCTGATGCAGGTGGTGGTGGAGCGTCTGCGATTAACGATCTGTCTGATGCTGTTACGAAAGACAGTGGTGTAACTATCGGCCTAGGTACTGGAGCGCTTGCCAATGATGACGACTCCGACAATAACAACACAGCGTTGGGATACAACGCATTGAATGCAAACACCTCAGGAGCTGGAGGTGTTGCGGTCGGCTATGAGGCAGGATCCGCGACAACGACAAACGGTAAGGGCACCTTTGTTGGATTTGAGTGTGGGCAAAACGTAACTGGAAATCATGTGGTTGCAGTTGGCTATCAAGCGTTAAAAGGAGCTACAGGCACTAATACTGCATTTAACAACACTGCTATCGGCTATCAGGCTGGCACTGCCGTTACAAGCAGTGGCGCTCGCAACTCATTTTTGGGTTATGCGTGCAGCAAAAGTCTCACTTCTGGGGTGGGAAATGTTGTGCTTGGTTCAAGAAGTGGCGTTTCTCTTACAACAGGCAGCAACAATGTTGTTATCGGATACGAAGCGTGTGGTGACGGTTCTGGTCAACTAACGACAGGTAGCAATAACATTGTTATTGGTAAACATGCAAAATCTAGCAGCGCAACATCTAGCAACGAAATCACCCTAGGCAATACCGACATTACCAGCCTGCGCATTCCTGGCCTGCAATCTGGAGCGTCTGACGGTCAAGTTCTGACCTTTAATTCCACCAACGGAAACATTACGCTTGCAGATGCTGGCGGTGGTTTGCTGACGGAAGACACGAACAAAAATATATCTGGCGGTACAAATTCTTTTGCAAGCCCAATTACAAGCGGTTCGGACAAAGCAGATAACAACGTTGCGATTGGCGAGCAGTGCCTTCAAGACATAAGCAGCGGAGACCTAAATGTGGCCATCGGCAAGCAGGCATGTAAAGACCTTACAAGTGGCGGCGCGAATGTTGGTATCGGAGAAATGGCATGTGGAGGCAATTCAGCCGGCATGACTGGCATCTATAACGTCGCCATTGGCAAAGGGCCTTTGGACAGCGTGACGACAGGAAGGAGCAATGTCGCGTTAGGTAGAGAAACTTTAGAAAAATGCACTACAGGGTCTTACAACATTGCTTTGGGTGAATACTGTCTAAAAGACACAACAACTGGGGAATACAACATTGCAATGGGAGAAGGCTCGCAAAGGTATGCAACCGGCAGCAATAACATCAGCATGGGCTACAGAACCGGCCATAACATTAGTGGCAGCAATAATGTTCTGCTTGGGCCTAGCATCCTTACAAGCAGCAGCGATTCTCTTTCTGGAAGTAACAACACTCTCATCGGCAAAAGTGCGTCTCCTAGCAGCGCGTCTGTAAACAATGAAATGACTTTAGGCAATTCAAGCCTGAACACGCTTCGTTGCAATCAGACATCAATTACCAGCCTTTCTGATGGGCGAGACAAAATCAATGTTGCCGAACTGGGTGAAGGGCTCGACTTTGTTACACGCTTGAAGCCTGTCAAGTTTGAATGGAAAACACGCGACGGAAACAGCAAAGACGGCACTTATGAGGCTGGCTTCATTGCCCAAGACCTGCAACAGCTGCAAAAAGACACTGATAGCGACTATCTGAAGCTGGTTATGGACAGCAACCCAGATCGGCTTGAGGCTTCTTACGGAAAGCTCGTACCAATCTTGGTACGCGCAATTCAGGAGCTAAAGTCCGAAGTGGAACAGCTCAAAGCAAATGTCTGACACTCTGACGGCTGATGAGATTGCAGGTCATTACTCCGCTGCAATGGACAGCGTGAATCTGATCAATGCGTTGATGGCTCAAGACAGCCGTACCACTGAAGAGCAGGACACGGTTGCTCGGAACGTCGAGCACCTGCAGCTCATGGTTGCCAAGGATTTTTGGACGACTGAGGACATGACCCCTCTAAACAACGCAATCACTGCTGGATCTTGATGCAACGCCCTGACCCGATGATCGCCGCCAAGCCGGGGGCTTCTGACGTGCAAGCCATGGCTTCACGAGTGCTTTGGCTGAACGAGCTTTATTTCCTTGATGGTCGCGATCAGATCAGCCATCCTCAATATGGGCTGTTTACAGGCTTAGCTCTTAAGTACCAGAACTTGAATTCAACTGACGGTATCTGATGGCCAAATCAATAAGCGGGCAAAATTTTGTCCCTAGCAAGCCAAAAAAGACACGTCAAGGGGATGGATCACATTCAAAACCGTCCCATGGACGAAAGAAGTATCGTGGCCAAGGAAAACGTTAGTTCTCTTCCAAATGTTCAAACTTCTCATTGCGAGTGGTGTCGCCGTTTCCGCAGCTGCGCTGGCATTTCCTGCAGGCGCAACTGCAGGTGAGCTTTACCTGAACCCAGAAGCCAATTTTGGTGTTGGTCTTGACTCTGGTGTTGGCGGCGGCATTGTCGAGGGCCACATTGGTTATGGCTTTGACAACGGTGCTTATGTACAGGTTGGGCCTGCTCTTTTGCTTCCTGACACCGGCGAAAACGAGTTTGAGGTCAGCGGCAAAGCTGGAATCAGTGCTGGTCCGCTTTACGGCGAAGTGTCCTTCATCACTGGTGAAGAGCTAAGCCTTGGCTTCAAGACTGGTGCCAAGTTCAACTTCTGAGCTATAACTCAGACGACTCTTCACACAGGTCAGCAGAGGGCTCCCGAAAGGGGGCCTTTTGTCTATCTATTTATTATGAGCACCAAACTCAACGGCAACAGGTTCTCCCCGATGGGAAGCCGGGTTCCAACGGAGCTTTTGCCAACCGCTATCCGTTATGAACATGCACGCGCAGTACTGTTTGATCAGTTCGGTCAACACAGCAAAGCTAGAGAGTGCGAAAAATTGAAGCGCTATTACGAGCGCCGTAGCATGGATGAGTGCATTTAAGAACCATGCAAAAGGTTTACAACGCGCTTGGCGTGCTGGGCTTTGTGATGTCTGGGACGCTTGTTGGCCTCAGCATTGCTGCCTTTGCTCAAATTCCAGGGATGATCGATGACATGGCTGCGGACATGATGGATGACATCACTGGCAAGGTGACTGACATGATGCCCGGTCAAATTGACGAGGCTATGCCAGAGTTGCCAACCAGCACTGGACCGGCTGTTCCGTTCAAGTTTCCATGAGCGATCAGGTCAACTCACCAGCGCACTACACCAAAGGTCGCGTTGAAGCGATTGAGGTAATCGAAGATGTGGTCGCTGGTGCGCCTGATGCTGTAACTGGCTATTTGGTGGGGCAGACCATGAAGTACTTGCTGCGGGCATGGCACAAAGGCAACGCAATGCAAGACCTGCAAAAAGCAGCCTGGTATTTGAACCGCGCTATCGACAGGTTTAACGCTTGATACAAGAAAACCCCCGGCGTCCCGGAGGTTCTCAAGAGATCAGAAGAGTACCGATGATCTGTCGGGGTGAGCAGCGCCGATTGTCCAGCAAAAGGACTCCCGCTCTTACAATGCAGTTATACCACAAGAAAACCCCGCCTAGGACGGGGTTCTCAGGTGCCGACGCTCTAGCAGAACAGAGGCTGATCTAACAGCTTGGGAACTAGGTCTAGCGGTCGCAGTGGCGAGGTCCCACACGAGGATGCTCGGTTGCTACGCAGTGGCAAACTCCGGACGCATCGGTGGTCTGGTTGCGTATGGCTTTTATAGCACGCTCAAAATTAGGTGACCATTTTCGTATGGGCAGTTGGATCATCGTCATGAGCTTCAGGCCCGAAGCCTTCAGCCTTGACTTTCGCCATATCAAGTTCTGGCGCGGGTGCCTCAGGTTTCTTGTCAAACGACGCCAGCCATTCCCGTAGCGCATCACCTGTAGGTGTGCCTTTTGGCCACTTAACCCACTTGAGAATCGCTTTTGGATCGGTGAACAGCCTGGAGCTGCGCCCAGACATTACTGTGTAAACAATTGGCGCTCCTTCGCGTTGCTTGGTTCTCTCTATAAAAAGCTGACCTGCTGTAAACCGCTCTGACTTCATGGATGAAATACCTGAAATTCAAATCCCTGAGCTTAATGTTGTCGTAGATCTGCCAGAAGTAGCGATACCAGATGTGCCGCCTGTAACGCTGGAGCTTGGCGTGCCAGTCATCGATATGCCGTCGTTTAGCCCGTTGGATTTTGAGCCGGAAGTTGAGCCAGTAAAGCCCAAGATTCCACGGATGCCAAAAAAACCTGACCCAATGGAGGCTGTAAAAGACATTCGACTGCCTGAAAAACCGAAGCCTGTACCAGTGGCAGAAGTCGAGGAAAGCAAGCCGCTGGTGCAACAGGTTATAGAAGCTATCCCCACGCTGCCTCAAGCGACCACTGTGGCGGCATCTTCCGTGATTGGTGTATCAGCAGCCCTCGCAACTCCTTTTCTGTTGAGGTTGATCAAGCCGACAGTGAAGAAGGTAGCGAAGACGCTGCAAAAGGCGCTGGGCAAAAAACCCAAGGTTGAGTCAGTTATGGAGCGGCGGAAGTTTCAGCGGTCTTTACGACCGAAATAGGGTGTGTGTGGGGCGTTGGGTGATGGATGCGGACATCAGCGCAAACCTTCTCAAACGGACTGCCTTTTGCAAATCGAATGCCGCGAAGCATAAGCTCACCGCAGTGCTTGAGTCGGCTGATCTCAAAATCCAGTCGCTTGTTGGCTAATTGTTGCTTTTGCAGACCGAGTTGCAAGTCAACAGCTTGTTTGCAACGTGCCTGCAGGCCACCATCTAGCGGGATTGTGGCTTGAATCGACAAGCCCAAATTCCAGTTGTGCTGGTCTTTCTGCCCAGTTCTGGTGTCTTTACTGAACAGAATGGCCCCAGGATTATCTAAAAGGCCGTCCTCGTCTAAATCGCTGAGGTCATACACAGGGTCTTGGTAAGAATATTCGTATGGCAACCCCCATGATTTGGTGCGGTTTGCGTATGGCGTAACCGTCAAAGTTGGCCCCTGACATTGTATAGATCCTCCGTAGGTGTTTGTAATAGCGGAACCCTGCAATATCTGCACCGCTTGATTACTAACTGAGCCAGAACTTGTCGCTGTAGGTGATGCTGTTGCAGAGATTCCGCCAATATCGTTTGCGTTCGCAGGAGCGCAGAAAATTACTCCGAGAAGGAGGAGACCGTATCTATAACGCTTGTCACCTCGGTGACTCTTTGCACCGTTGTTCTGTTGCTGAGACCTGGCCCGCGATAAGTCTCTGTGAATTGAAACGTTTTTGTCGGGTCGACAACTGACCAGTTGGGCCGTTCTCCTAAGGATGTCCATCCGTTGACGGTGGTTTCAGAAATCGGATTCAAGTAGGTGTCGCTCTCGACGTTTGTGCCTGTGGCTGTGTATTCAAAGCCTGTGTTGTACTCTTCGCTAACAATTGTCTCAGTGACCTTGCTGGTTGTTTCTTGATGAGACGTAAGCGTACCGGTTTTGAAATTTGGAATGACCGGCACGCTATGTGCCGCTGGCGCTAACAACAACAGCAGCAATACAGCTCTCATCAGTTAGCAGTGATTGACGTCACAACTTGACCGACAGCCTGAGTGCCAGCACTACCAGCCGTGATGGTGAGGGTATGGCCTGAGTTGATTGTGCCTGCCAAGGTGCCAGCAACGCCACCACTTTGAACAACATTGACGCCAAGCAATGGCAGCGTTGGAGCGACACCACTGGTGATGGTCACAGTCGAAGGCGTGTCATCGCCTTCCATATAAGTTTCGCTGAATGACCAGCTACCAGTACCAGACAGAGTTGCAGTCGTTCCGGTGTAATCAACAGCTGAGCCACTGGTCAGATCATCAAGGCTGCCGATTTGGTTTGCAGTGCCACCAGAGGAAACACTGACGCCCATACCGCTAACGCTGTAGGAGCTACCAACACGAGTAGCAGAAGTTGCAGCCCCGTCTACAGCCAAGCTGACCGAACTCTGGATCTTGTGAGTGATGTCCGCCCTAACAGGCAAAGCAGCTGCCAATGTGATGCCCAATACCAAAAGTGTGCGGTTCATTTGGTGGCTGAAGTGGTGCTTTTACTTTCAAGGTTAACGCTTTCGTCTTTCTTCTTCTTGCCCGTCCTGTTCATGGTCAGTCCGTAACTGGCTGCAGTTGAACTCAGCAGTGATGCGCTAAAGGTCACGTCGATTTGACCTTTGAAATAACCGACGTAATTAGCCGTGATAATCGCCATAGCCCACAGCATGATTGTGATGCGGACAAAGTCGCCCAACCAGCCATTGCTGTGGTCTTCCTGTTCCTGCTCTTGCCCTTCCTTGCTTTCTGCCATGATGGTTTGACGCTAGAGGTCGAATGGTGGTTGAAGTTTGGGCTGCAGTAGCTGGAGCGTCTGTCGGCGTAGCCTCAGCTGGACTGACGGGAATGAGCCGTCAAAGCCAGCAAGGACGTGACTCCTTGATACGCCTCACCACCGCTGTAGACAACCTAGCCAGCCGTCTTGATGTGCTCCACGCTGACATCCGGACTCGCGATCAGGAGATTTTTGCGCGACTGGCAAATCTTGAGCAGTCAGTGGCGCGATTGGAAGGGCATAGCAATAGGAACTAAGGTATTGATGCTGTTCAAAACAGTCTCATGCTTCTAGTACTTAAGCCCTTGGTTATGTCCATGTGGCGCTCAAGGGCATTTAAAGAGCTGATTGTGGCGATGCTGGAGAAGATCGTCACTCGCACTGACAACGACCTTGATGATTTGGCCGTCAAGCATCTCAAGGAATTGCTCTTGCCTGACACAAGAGTTGAAAAGTGAGGCATGTCGGGCATTATCCAGGTGGCCTTGTTGCTGATCGCCATGGGTCTTGCCCTACTGCCATTCTTCCAGTTTTTCCGTGGTACGCCCCACCAGCTGGCTGCAATTAAACAGCTTGAGGAGTCGCTGCCAGAGAAATTATTGGCGGAAGACGAGGCTGATTGGTTTCAGGCGTGGAAAGAAAGCGGATATGACCAGCAGATCTACATGCCTTACTTCAGGCAGCTCGATAACAAGACTGGAACTGGCTACCGAGAGTGTTTCAGCTCAGCCGCTGCCATGGTGGCGGCGTATTACAAGAAGGTTCGTACAGATGATGAGTACAACGAAATCCGCGCTAAGTACGGCGACAGCACGTCGGTAGACGCTCAGCTCGCAGCATTGCGCAGTCTCGGCTTGAGAGCTGAGTTTCGCAAAGATGGTGACGCCGATTTAGTTGAGCGAGAGCTAGAGGCTGGCAGGCCCGTCATGGTGGGTTGGCTGAATGTCGGAAACATGCTTTTAGGTGAACCACCAATGTGCAACGCATTGGGTTGCGGGCACTGGAGTGTGATCAGCGGCTACGCAGGCAAAAACAGCAGCGATCCTGAGTGGATCATGCAAGACCCTCGTGGCTATCCCGAAATGGAGAAGGGTGGCCACTCCAACCCACACCTTGGACGCAATGTCCGCGTGAGACAGGCTGCGTTCTATCAGCGATGGCAGGCTGAAGGACCCAAAACTGGCTGGGTGATTCTGGTCAGTGACTGAGTTTTATTGGGTTTGGGCATTTATCAGCGCGTTCTGGACGACTGTTGTTGTGCAGTGTGCAAAGCCAGTGAACTGGGATCAGTGTTCACGGGTCAATGACTGGCTGGTGCCGTGGGTGCGAGACGTGACTGAGATGTACCAAAAAGGTGCGTATCACAGCGAGAAGAAGATTTTGAGGCAAGATCAGTAGCATTGGTTTTTGCATTGCTCGAATGGCGGTTCTGTGTGACTGGGAGATTCAGGCCCGTTGCAGGAAAGGCAACATGGTTGTCCCATTTGATCCAGAACTGCTGAATCCAGCCAGTTTGGACTTGCGCTTGGGTGATCACCTGATGATCGAGAGCATCTATAGCCCTGAGCTGATTCGTATT